ACCATAATCTCCTGGAAGATAGAGCGTAATCTCATCACAAACTTTTCATATCTTATTTCATCTCTTTCAAGTTGATCGATACTTATTTGATAATTAGCGGGGGTCCCACCTCTGAAAGCAAATCTTGCGTATGGAATCTTTGAATCAAGTTTTAACTTGTTGTAGAAATAAACTACATTTTCCATCACGTTGAAATCAGGTCCATTTGGATTCAATGTATTGATATCAGGAACCTCTCCGTCTTTTTGTGGGAAAAGATAGTTTTTATAAAACTGAATTCTAGGAGCACCATTCACGGTAAGCTCTCCTGAGGTATCGTTGATTTCAATTTGTTCCTTATACTGAGACATAAGCTGTCCAAGCGTTTGCATGGCTTTTTGCATGGATTGTGTGCCTACCGGTATAACAAATTTTAAACGGTAAGAAGCATTCATCACGTTCCAAATTACCCTTGTGTTTTCCATAACACGGAGTATGTTATAAGAACGAATTAACCTTTCGGTGTAGCTTACCCGGGAAACTGTATTTCCTTTAGCATATGACAAATAAATGATCTGGTCTGCTTTAAGCTTCCGTGTCATTCTATTGTCTTGAGGATACTGTATCCAAATTTGCTGGAATTCACCATTTGGCTGTTGTTCCGTCGCAGGTTGCAGAGAAGTAGCATCCAGCTCTTTGAATCCAACAATTTTCTTGCCATCAGTTGAGTACACAATTTCAAAAGCAAGAAATCCATCAATTAGGAACTGTCTGAAATATTGCCAGGCCAATATGCTTTGTTGGAATCCAAAAAGCATATACAGCGTACGGAAATTTTCTTCAACTCTTTCTCTGACTTCTGGCTTAAGATCAATGTTTACTAAACTGGGATAAGCAAAGAAGTTCTTGTCATCGTAGTTCACAGCATCATCAGAGATAGTGTCCAAAATAAAATCGATTTCACCATTCAATGCGAACTTGCGCAAGAAATCTCTTTTACCCAAATAGTCTTTATCAAAATAAGCAATGTACTTTCGTATCCTCGTATCCTGATAACCAAGGGTCCAGAAAAAAGCACTATTCTCGGTGAAGCCTGTTCCTTCCGAATTGAAGAATGTTGATTCGGTCGCACCAATAGCCTGAGAATTACGGATAACCATATCCTCGTACTCCATACCGAATTTACTGATCTTGGTTAGGTTTCTGTATAAATTACCTAAAAATGATCTTTCCTGAGCGTTATCTAAAAATCCTGCCATGGTTATGCTTCCGGTTCTGTTGTTGTCTCGCCACCCTCTGCAGGAGGAGTTTCTTCAGGAGCTGCTCCTTCCTCGGGAGCTGCTCCTTCAGCTGGAGCTTCTTCTTTACCAGCTTTAGCTTTGTCTGCAGCTCTTTTTAGTTTTGCTTCTTTATTTCCTGCAATGTCATCCTCGGTCATACCAAGGCAATTTTCTATCAGGTAAGCAAGGGAAAAGAAAGGTTGCCCGTCCTCACCAGTAAGAGTGTACATAGCATCCACAGATTCTTTCTTCTTGAGCATGCTCTCAATCTCCTGATTTACCCTGAACGGGTTATCCGAAATGAAAGTTAGTCCAAGCTGGCTCTTAAAAGTGTAATCCTTTTCAAGTTCAGGAAAATCTCTGCAAAGCTGGATCCAAAGTGGTTTGATCAAAATGTCTTGGAATCCAGATCTAAGTCTCATGATAAACTTAGCAAACCTAATTTCCTCTTTATCCAGACCTTCAGCAGCGTTTGCGTACTGCCCAATCGACCCTCCATCAGGACCTTGGAATCTCGAGAACGGGATTTTTGACTCCTGGACAAGCTTATCAAAGAAATACGCCAGGGGAGCTGGATCATTCAAATTAGGACCAGCTGTATTCAAAGGCTCGATAGTTGGTTCGCCGTTTGCGCCCTTGGGCATCAAATAGTTTTTATAGAACTGTATTTTTGGTTGGCCGTCGATAGAAAGTTCACCGCTTTCGTCGTTGAATCTTATATCTTCCTTATAAATGCTCATTAATTCACCAAGCGTTTGCATGGCTTTTTGTTGGGATCTAGACCCAACAGGAACTGTCATTTTCATCCTGAAAGAAGCATTCATAACAGACCAGATCACTCTGGTATATTCAATGATTCTCAGAACGTTGTAAGGGCGGATTAGTCTTTCGGTGTAGCTAATTCTAGAGACCGCATTTCCCTTCGGATAAGAGATGTAAATGATCTGTGAATCATAGAGCATCCTTCTTTTTCTTTCGTCCTTAGGGTATTGATACCAAACATTTAAGAAACTCCCGTCTTTTTGCTTTTCGACCGAGGGCATAAGAGTGGTCGCATCAAGTTCCTTAAAACCTATGATATTTTTTCCTTTGTCGTCGTATACAATTTCAAAAGCAATAAATCCATCAACCAGAATCTGTCTGAAATACTGCCACGCACTGATGTCGTCATTGAACCCAAACATATCGTACAGTTGCTTGTACGTAGAATCGATTTTGTCAACTACATTTTGCTTAAGCCCAGTTAAATTTAAAAACGCAGGATATGCAAAAAAGTTAAATGGATCGTAAGTGATCGCTTCATCACAAACAGTATCGAGGATGTATTCAATTTCAGGGTTAAGAGAGAATTTTCTTAAGTAATCTCTTTTTCCTGCATAGTCCTTATCGAAATAAGAAATGTATTGCCTGGTAGTGGTGTCTTGTCTACCTAAAGAGAAAAACATGGTCTCATCCTCAATGGGACCTTTCTTTAAAAATTCAGCCTCAGTTGCACCAATAGCCTGAGAATTCTTCACCACCATGTCACCATACCTCAAGCCGAAGTTACTCAGATTTTTAACTGAGTCTCTAATCCGTTGAAATATGGGATTACTGTTTGGGTTTTCTACAAATCCTGCCATTTATTTTGTTGGCTCTACTTTTTTAGCTAAAATCAACCTATTGTTTTCGATTTATATTGATTATATATCTGTTCTAAAGATAGACCATCCAGGAAAGACTCATTAAAGTAAATCAATTTCACCCAATCATCATAATCAACCACCTTGATATTTGAAAGGTATTGTTTTTTGAATCCAAAGACTGCACTTTTGTAGCCAAGATCTCCTATAATGTTTTCCAGATCCGAACCCTTTATATTAAGAGATTCCTGTGTGGATCCAATTCTTTCACTATTTGATTTGATCTTGTCGAAGTAAGCAGTGAAAATTCTTTGTAGGATCTTCGATTTAAATTCAGGGGGAATAACTGTGAGATCAACGACTTTACAAATAATTTCTCCTCCCACCTTTTCCTCTGACAAATAAAGAAAATTTGGGTATCGATTTATAAAAAGAACTTTTTCACTTAGTTTAGTTGGGGTTTTATAAAAAGAGAAATAAATTTTTCCACTCAAGAAATCTTGAAATTTTTCTTTTCCTCCTTCTCCGTTGACACCATACTTTTTACTGATCAAAGTATTTACTTCAGAGTTCAGCTTTCCTAATGAAGGATATTCAGACAAAAGTGATTTTGCTTGCTCCTCTAGAGTCTTCATTTACTCTTGAAAAGAAAGTTTTCATCAACAACACCAAATTTCATTCCGCGAGCCTCTGCCCAGTGTTTTGCAGCTTTAAATTTAGCCTGGTTTGTTATCCAAATTTGCATCTTGTGGTTATACGACTTCAGCTTTTGAAGAGTACTTGTGCCCTCAAGGATTGGTTTTTTGTGCTGGTTTTCTGGCTTGATTTCAATTATCCAATCTTGCTCTGCGTCATCATCTTGGAGAACCCTCATAAAAAAATCCACGTTGTAATTGTGGTCTTTTTTGTCTAATGGATTGTAATAAGGAATTTTAAGGGGCTCTGAACTCCACTTCAAAATTCTATCATTGGTGTCGCAATATTTACAAAATCTAAACTCCCAGCTCGAGCGACAAATGATGTTATGAAAATCTCCGATGTACTTATCTGGATTCAATGGGACAAACAAACCGGATTTGTAATCCCCGTTTGGCTTTATCTTCTTGATATTTGTCATTAGACATTGTAAGAGTTATCGTCACCCGTTATGTGAGAGAAAGGAATTGTTTTGGGTGCTTTTGGTGGGTGCATTTTTTTCCAGCCTTTCGCAAAACCGTTCTTAGCTATTTGTGTGTAATAAGCAAAAGGATTGTTAGATTTACTCGGATCGAAACGATTCCAGTATTTACAAAGGTCTTCCATAGCAAAAGCCATGCAATCTTCTCTATCCTCTGGGTCTTTATATGCCATTTTCTTTGAGATACCCTGTATCATCAAAGTAAACATTTTAATAGTTTCAGGCGTTAGCTGTCCCTTCTCCTTTGATTGTAAAATAGCTGCCATAAGGTCAGTATTATTAACATAAGCTTTTGCCATAAAATTGGGTATTTTTTTACTAAGATTCTATCCTAAACCCCGGGGTTAGTTTCATTAACCCTTTTGTTCTTCAGAATCCTCTAAATCGGAAATGAGCGGAGCCTCAGACTTCTCTTTTCCGTCTGGAGCTACGCTCATTCCTTTTTTATAGTCGTCAACGAAAGGTTTTGGCTTTTCGTCTTGATCTGGACTAGATGGTGCAAAAGACCATACTCTACTCAGTATCTTCTTTAGTTTTTTTTTGACTCTTCGCTTTCGTCAATTGGAGTTTCAATCCCTTCATTTGCTTCAGTAACTTCGGATTCTTTGATAAGGTCCTTCATCACATTCAAAAATACTTGTACGTCCTTTTGAATTGCCTTAGATTTACTATTCCTATTCTTTTTGATGAACGCTACTACATCTGAGAGTGATCCAAAGTCTTGTAAATCCATCCCCTTTGTTTTTGTAGCCTCGTCCAAGTTATATCCCATTTCAGAATTAACTTCTAGATCGGTGTCCGCTTCTGCACCTTTCTCAGGGGCTTTAGCAAAATTAGGATCTGTATTCATAACCTCAGGATTCTTTGCTTGACCTGTTACTACTTTAACTGCGTAATCAGCATCACCTTCTTCTTCACCTGGGGCTTTTGCCAACTCTTGGTCAATTTTCATGATATCGGCGGCTTCATCCACGTTGTAACCCATTTCTGAACTTACTTTGTAATCGAGGTCTTTTCCTTTAGCGTCGCCGGGAGCAGAAGCAAGTTCTGGATCGATGTCCATAACTTCTGGCTTATTTTCCTCTGCTTCAATTCCTTTTACTTCATAACCAGCATCACCTTCTCCCTTACCTGGGGCTTCAGCCAGATTCATAGCTTTGATTCCAGATTTTTCCCATTCTGTCGCCATGTTAGTAGAAGAATCTTTTCCTCCTGGGGCTGTTGCTAAATCACCATCGTTAGCTTCAGAAAGGTTATAACCTGCGTCTTTAAAAGCTTTGTATTTAGTTTCCTTTTCTGAACCCTCTGGGGCTTCTTCAAGGTTTGCATCTTCCAAATTTTCAACGTCTTTCTTTCCTGCATTATCTTCCTCTTTGCCGCTAGGAGCCACGCTGATGTTTTTCTTCATGGTAGACTCGGTGGATTTATCAGCCTTGTCCATTTCAGCTTTTCCTGGGGCAACTGCCATTGGCTGAGTTCCTTCCTTGAGTTCCTCTTGAGTTTCTGCTTCAGCTTCATTTTCGTCTCCTGAAGTAGCAAGTGCATCATCGAGATTTACGATCTCATCTACTCTGAAATCTCCAGTTTTTCCATTATCCATAAGGACAGTATAAGAACCGGATGTTCCATCAATTGAAATGATCTTTCCTGTATTTCCTGATTCTTTAACTTTTACGTACTCACCCACATTAAATTTGTCGTCTTCGTTTACGTTATTGATCTCAATCACTGAAGATTCAATCTTTTGGATTTCTTCATTAATTACCGACCATTTTTGTCTCAAAGAATTTAATTCCTGCTCAAGCATATTTTGTGCTCTTTGAAGTTCAGTAGAATTAGCAAACAATGGGTTGCTTGCCATTTTACTTTCAATCTTCTGGAGTTCACCTTCAATGATTGCTATATTTTCCATCAACTTCTTCCTGTCGTTAAGCATAATTGACTTAACTCTAGATTCTCCTTCCAAAAATTCAGTTAAACCTTCTGAAATGTCATACTTAAGAAAATCCTTAACCAAATTGGTTGCTTGAGTTCCATTTACTTCGAAGAGGGAATTATCTCTCATAGATTCATTGATTCTATTCAAGAAAATTTTGCCCTGCCATTTTATTAAGTTAATTGCTGCTCCTTCGTAAAGTTTTGATTCGATTCTTTTTGCAAAATCAAGCTCTACCACTTGAGAGAAGTTTTCATAAAGATTGATGATATCAAAAACCACCTTGTTTTCATTAACCCCAAAAGAACCTGAGATTTCTAGAGCTAAAGCTTTGGAAAGCCGAGTTTTGTCTTCAAACTTCATCTTCTGACCATTTGAATAAACTCCAACGGTTTCGTTCTCTTCTACCAAAGAGAATTTATTTTTTCCTACGTAAACGTTTAGTCCCTTTTCGTCGACCTTAACGTAAGGTGCGTAGAACGATTCTAGGATTGAAAGGTATTGAGCAGGTAATACAGCAACTTCTCCTCTGTTCAATTTTTTGATACCAGCGGAAGAACCTTCGAAGATGTTGTTTCCAATTGAGAAAGTTGTTTTTCCACCCTGAACTAGTACAGGAGAATAAACTCTTCTCACTGAGGAATTACCGTTGTGAATTGGAATGTTTAATTTTTCTGAGTTGTTTTCAAAAACAGAAAGGGTATTCAATAGATTTCTAACCGCTGGATTAAACTGCCATCTTGAAATTTCTTTAGAAAGCAAAGAAACCGATTTGTTTTCTGAAATCAGCCACTTGTTCAAAGATTCTGTTACTGGAGAGTAAAAATCAGATCCAGCATTTTGAGAAATAGCATAAATGGTTTTCGAAACTTCAATCTCTGCTTTAAGTGAACCTATTTTCTCGTCAATTGATTCTACCAATGATTTAATCTTATTGTCCCAGGTGAAATTCTTCATTTCCTGAGAAAATGCTTCAGCAACTAAAAACTCCGGCAAATTTTTACTTTTGAGCAAGTGTAAATATTTCTCACACACAATTTTTACAGACGGATGCTCATAAATGCCAGTGTCTTTTATCGAAAGCAAAGATTCAAAAACTCCGAGATTATTAACAGTTTGTGCTTTCAAGAAAGCTGCAACTGAAGAATCCGTATCAGCAAGACCACCAAGGCTTTCGTTAAGGGCTGTTAAGTCAGTTTGTGCAGCTTCTTCTTTAGCCCCTTCAACGTAGCTTCCTGAATTTTTAGAACGGGTAGATCCTAAACCTCCCCACGACTCCATCAATTTGCTCGCCATATTCTTGGACTTTGCAAGCTCTTGCTCTCTTAGCATTTGCTGAGGGTCGATTGTGGTCTGAGTTTTTGTTTGGACATTCTGAATCGATTCCATAATTTTCATACTATCCAAATTGTTTTCACCTTTTTGGATCTTCTGAATATTCGATTCGCAGATAGATTTTACCTCTGGAGAATTGGTAGTATCTCTAAGAGTTTTTAGTTGTGTGAGTAAATCCATTTTTACTTTTGAATTTTTTTGCTTGTTATATATCTCTATTAAGAGTTTGAAACTTTACTTTTATATATTCAGATACTCTTTGTTTTTTTACTTAGCTACGAGTACCTCCAGTTTGACGTCGAAATCCGTATGGGGATTGCTAAAAATTATACCTCCATCTGGGTAAAGAAGGTAATCAGAACTCAAATTCCACCCGGTTACCTCCGAATCAGTTGTACCTAAAGGATTTCCTGTTAGAACCATCATGTCCCCTAAGTTGTAAGTATTTTCCCTATAAGTCCAATAAATATACTTTTGGATTTGTGGCGTACCGTTAGTGGGTCGAGGCAAACCTGGAATAATTGGAGTTTGAGCAGAATAAAGAATCGGGTTTTTTGGTGCTGGGTACTGAACTTTGATAGCTATCCATCTAACGAACCCCTCTGTGCCTATATCGGTCTGGCTAAGTTCAATTGACTTGTTTCTTTTTAGCGTGATTCTTAAGCGGGAGTAAGACTCAACCCCAAAAGCAAGATCTTTGAAATTGAAAAATGGCGTGTATTGATAATCCTGTTCAAGCATGAATTGGTTTTTGAAAAAAACCCAACCGCTAGGAGGATTAGGTGGACATATGATAGGACGTGTTGCCATTTTAACTTGCGGTCAAAACCGTTAATTTTACATTATACTCAGTCGGATTCGAGAAAATGAATCCACCGGTAGCAGCCCCGGTGTATCCCACCTCCGAGCTTACGTCATTACTGGTTTGCCACCCCTTCCAGACTTGTCCGTTTTTTACCTGGCCAGATAACATCATAAAATCCGCCATTATGTACCTTTCTGTTCCGCCATATTGCCAATAAAGCATTCTCTGATCTGGGGTTGCATCTGCGTAAAACTTTGCTCTTGCCATTAAAAGCCCAACCTCTCCAAGGGTGGTATCAAAATCACCCTGGTCTAAATTGATTGAAGTGTTCGGTGCTAAAACAAATGTCTGTTGCTGATATCCAGAAAAATCTTGGACAGGATAGAAAAAATCTGCCAGGTCAAGTTTCTGTTCAGTAACATCTTGCCAGGCCACATTCATGGCGGTATTATAGAAACGGATTTCGTTAGGATCGTTAAAATCAGAAAAGGTCAGGTTTACTCTTTCAAGTGCTCCTGGGGTTAGAGCGATAAGGGTGTATCTGGTGTCAAAGTTTGCACTAGGACCCGGATCTAATCCCACTTTCGCAGTACCCAGACCAAAGGAGGGAACAGAAGCCGTACTGGAGTTTCCCCCGTAAATATCTAATCCTCCACCAATTCCTGTTTCTCCCATGTTTTTAAAGTTTTGTTGGATCTACGGCTGAAGTAGGCATTTCGACAGCTTTTGGTAAATTTCTTCTTGTGTTTTGGTCATCGACTACTAATTCGCTGCCATTATGAATAAATTTATTATTCTCAATTTCAATCTCCTTCCCGGGGGTTTCTTCCTCAATCTCTGATTCCAATAATAGCTCCTCGGGGGTTGCCGCTTCATCTTCTAAATTGTTTTCCAGCTCAACCTCCTTTTTTATTTCTTCGTTTTCAGAAGTGGAAACCGGAGAAAGAGAACCCCCTCCGTCGACTAAAAGTTCTACAGATTCCTCATTTTTTTCTTCTCCCGTGGAAATTTCTTCTTCTGGCTTGATGTAATCAACCAAAGATTTAATAAATCCTAAAGCAACTATCGGAAGAATAGCTCCGGAAACTATACTTAGCACTCTTTTTTGGAAAATAATCTCCTCCTCAATAATTCCAAAAAGTTCGCTCCATGCTCTAAAATCCTGAAGATTTACGTAAGCGTAATAGGTGTTACCCATTGCTTGCATTGCAGTTAATAAGAAAAAAAGCATCCAAACCAAACCTTTGTTCATTTTTCTTAAAGCAATAAGGCAAGCCAAAGATGCAGCCGCACCAACCTCAAATGCAACTGCAAGAGAGATGGCCAACCAAGTGGGGTTTGAAAGTTTGAAAAAATCTATAACGTGAATAGTGGAGATGACAGACACCATTAAATAAAGTGTCACAAAAGTGCCAATTATAAATCCACTTATAAGTTTGGATTTATTTTGCATTCTTATCATCAATTTTATTTTTTAGATCGGACAAAGAAACCTTGCCCTTATCAAAATCGTCTTCGTAAATAAGGAACTCATACATTACTTGACGCATTTCTTTTTTCATCTCTTCCTCGGTCACCATGGAATCGATGTTAGCAGAGATTATCGCATTTTCTTTTTTGATTTTGATAATCTCACTGTTAACGCCGCATTGTCTGAAAAATACTATCACAAGTAAGCACAAAACTATAATTGTGAAATTGTCTTTGATTTTCTGTACCATAACTATTTAATTTAAGTTTTACTATATATCCTGACTTTTTTATTTCTTTTCTTCACAAAAAAAGCACCCGGGTTTGGGTGCTTCCTTTATGTGTTGGTGGGTTTATTCCAGCTCAATTCCTTGCTGAGCAGCAGCTAATTGTCTCTCAAGATCCTGAATTTCTGAAGCATCGGCCTTCGTTGATTCCAAAGCAATTCCAAAAGGTTTAAGAATTGAGATGAATTTTTTTGCTTCCGCTAAACCCTTTCCGGATTTCTTAGACAGAAAATAGTGGCTTGCTTCTAATGGCAATGCGCTAAGGTAAATTGTGTTTTGTTTTACCCCGTCTTTTTTTACTTTGTCAATGACCTTGCAAATTTCTATCACACCCAAAGCTTCTTTTTCTCTCCATTCGGCTTCATTTTGCATGAATTCGAAATAGTTTTCTAGATCTTCAGAGTTTTCGAATTGTACGGCATAAACTTTTTTGGAAATTCTTTCTTTTGCTTCGTCCACCGCTCTTTGGCAACTTTCGATTTTTTTCTCGTCTATACGGGAAAGAATTTCTTCAAATTGTGCTTCGGCCATCTGGGGATCAACTAATTCCGAAGCGTCCACTGATACGATTTTCTTAGATTGTGCTTTTTTTGCCATACTAGTATTTTTAAGTATTTTAGAGAAAAAATCCCTTTTGTTTCAGGTTAAACATCGAAAACATCGAAATCTTCCCTATTGTGTTGGAGGTAAATCTTTAGTATTTCCCGTAAATCCTTGACGGGATAAATTTTGGATACTCCACCGGGACCTAAATGAACAAGGAACCCGCCGTCAGTTTCAATCCCCAGTTCCTCTTCCAAAATTAGCCTATAAAGACTAAGCTGAATCGAATATTCATTATGGGAATTCTCGTAAAGATCAGAGAAAGGGTGCAGCAACTTTTTGAATCTTCCTTTTGGATGATTATCGTCCTTAAACTCTTTATTGGTTTTCCAGTCACCAATTAAAAAAAGAACCTTTTGTGACTTTTCATCCCACATCAGAAATGGCTGGTCAATAGTGCCTGCCAGTTTCCATTTTTTTGAAAAAATCTTCAGCTCAGATTTTAAAGGGATTAAATTTTTAAACCTGGACTCGTGTAATCTAAGAAAAGAGGAAACCCTTGCTTTTTCTTCGTCGTCTTCTGGAATTGAAGGTTCTAGACCGGACCAAAAATCCTCAATCCATTTATGAACTCTAGTTCCTAAGTCGGCAGCAGTTTCTGCCTTCATGGCCCATTCCGCTTCTAAAATTGATGGGTCTACCCCAAGTTCTCTGGATTTTCTTTTGATCCAATAATCTCTTTCGAAGGGGACTTTAAATCTTTTTAGAAAAGTTGTGACTGAGTCGTACTGAATTCCATTAAAAGTGTAGGAGTGGGATTGCTCTTCGAAAATAAAACTTGGATCCTTGAAAAACTCTAACTTCTTACTGTAACTTTCTTTTATCTTATCCCAATCCATTAATATGCAAATAGCTTAATAAAAAATCCCAATTTTGAATTGCCAAGACCAAAAGATAGATTTCAATACCAAATCTAATTAGCCATACCCAGCTTAATTCCCTGAAAACAAAATAATAAACAACCAGAAAAGAGTCCCCGTTTGTTTCTTTGATTGGTTGTAGGAGGGGAGCAATTAACTCATGGAGATTGAGTTTAGTGAGGTATTCATTGATCGGTCTAATTTCTTCAAAAACGAATGCTGGCCTGGCCTCCTCTGGAAAATCCCTTGATTGGGTGACTTCCAAAGGGAGGTTAATAACAGTGTAAATTCTTCCAAACCAATCCTTTCTAAGTTTGTATTTTACCCACTGCGGAGAACTCAGAGATTCCTTCTTGATTATGGTCAAATAATCAGAATAGAGTTTGAGATCTTTCAGGATAGCGAAGATCTTCAAAGAAACGAGTATTCTTGATAAAAAATCTATCACTTTTTATTAGTTTTTTTGGTTAAGTCTTCCATTTTCTTCCGGATCTTTGTTCTTGCTCTTCTAATTCGGGTAGCAATCGACCTTTTCTTAATTCCGTACTTATCAGCGATGTCTTTGTACTTCATGCCGTTTATTTCGCGGTCAATCATAATGTCACGGTAAAGTACAGGGAGTTCTCTGATTTCATCAATAACCTGTTCATAAACATCATCAATGTCAGAGCCTCCAGAAAGGAAATTCCAAAGGGGATCGTCTTCAATATCGTATACGGTACTTTGGTGTTCCTCCTTTGCAGTTTCTATTTCCATCTCCTCCGCTGTGCGTGAGATAAATCTTTTCCTACTTTTCAAAAGGAGTAAGGATTCGTTTCTTGCTATATTATAACACCAGGTCGAAAAATTACCTCTTGTTTTATCGTACTGATTTATCTTTTGCCAAACCTTGGCCATTGCATTTAAAAAAGCGTCCTCTGCCAATTCGACGTCTTTTAAAATTGTATAACAATGATTCATAACTCCCGGCTTAACTCTTTCGTAAAGAAATTTAAAAGATCGGTCGTCTCTTTTCTCAATAAAATTTTCCGCTAATACTTGAATGTTTTTCTCTTTTGCCATTAGATTTCCCCCTTATTTTTTCTACAATAAATTTTTTAACCTTACTATTTCTATTCCTGCATCATACAAGAATTTGATTGATTCGGGCTTTCTATATACGTCTTTGAACACCAATCTTTTCACTCCAGATTGAATAATCAATTTTGAGCATTCAAAACAAGGAGAGACAGTTACATACAAAGTGCTACCTTCAGAGCTTTGTGTGCTTTTTGCAAGCTTTGTGATAGCATTCGCCTCCGCGTGTAAGATGTAGTTCAACGTTTGATTATTCTCATCCTCACACTCGTTGGGAAATCCGGTTGGTGAACCGTTATACCCGTCCGAAATGATTGATTTGTTTTTCACTATCAAACTTCCAACTTGCATTCTTCGACAATATGAATTAGTAGCCCATACCTCAGCCATTTTTAGATAGACGAGGTCCATTTTCTTATCCTTGGCAGAATATAATGTTTCGTCATTTACATCGGAGGAATGATTAAATTGTACCACCTCCCCGGTGTTTGTTTTTGCTATCCAGCTTTTTGCGTCAAGCAAATCGGGGCTTGACAGAAATTCATCAGCACGGAGAGTCTGGATTTTATGATTAATTTCGTTCATATAGGGTCTCAACAAGGGTTGAATAACAAATATAGAAGTTTTGTCCGAGCAAAAAAAATCAAAATCAAAATTTCTTAAAGAACGTTCGAATTTGGCCTGAACGGTCGATCATTCGCAATGTTAAGAGGTCCGCTCAAAGATTTATAAATCCCGGCCAAAAGTGCTTTAATATCCTGGAGGTCTTTCTGTGTCATAGCATTCGAGCTCTCCTCTTGTTTCGTTTCTTTAGTAACGGCGGGTGTACTACTTGCTTGATTTTTTGAAGTGGAATCTTCGCTTTCAGAGGATGCTTCAGAAACTGTTTTAGTGGGCTCAGCTTTTTTCTTGGCCTCCATTTCTGCTTTTAGTTTTGCAGTAAGATCTTTGATACTAGAAGCATTAGTGGTGGAAAGATCAAATTTTTCAGTTTCTAATTTTGATGGAGGTGTAGATTTTTCTGCTTCGCCGGTTTTTTCTTTTTTGGTAATTAAACCAGCACCAGCTAGCTTCTCTTCGATTGAGGATTTCTGTTCACTTATAAAATCCTTTCCTTTCGCCTTTATTGATTCTAAAAGATTAGGCTTACCTGGGGATACGAGGGATTCAGCTTTTTCTTTTTCAAAGTT